CTTTAAATATTTCAAAAGTAGCTGATGATCTCAAGACTTCTATATCAAGAAGAGTGGTATTAGCTGAATCATTACAAACCAAAATAGATTTAACAACTGCTGTTGTAGGAGGAACTGGTGGTGATGCACCAGGATTCGCTGTTGGTACAGTAATTAAAATTGTTAGGCCTGTCGTAGTGACATCCAACATTGCACTTTTAAATACATTAGCCAAAGAAAAAAGCCTCCTGCTCGGATTCTTCTTTTAATTCGTTTTGGTAGTTTGTATTAAGAAGTAAAATAATTTGATCCAACATAGCAATCATTTGATTAAATTGACTAGCACTATATTCTGGTGTTGCATTAGGTAATCTTGTTATTGTTATTTTAGCCATTATCTTCTTCCATCTGGTCTAAGTTGAAGCTTAGTTGAGCCAAGTCTCCAGGCTGTATCACCTATAGTATTTGACTCCCATTTTATTTTCACTGCTCTTCCTCTTCCTCTTACATTAATTTTCTGCGTTGTACTAGAAATAGTTCCTGAAGTAGAGACACTATTTGAAGATTGTGGGTATTGATTTAATGTTAATCTAGCCGTTATGGTATTTGATAAATTATCAAAGTCAGGGACTAATTTACTAACTGACATTAAATTATCCCCATCCGCTATTTCTACTGAACCTGTAGTCAAGAAAGCTGATATTGCTGTGCCATCCGCTTGGTTATTGCCTGTTTCATGCTCATAAACATACGAAGCTCCTGCGGTTAATCCTAATATTGTTGACACATTTGCTGTTACACTTGTGCTATATTCTGTTGCGATTGGTTGTTCAAATACATAAGCACCAAGCCAGGTTGTTCTAGCTAAACTTATTGTGTACCAAGTATTTTCTAAATAATTATAAACAACACCTCTATTTATTTGTGTTGCAGTAGATGATGGGTAGTACCAAATAATTTCATTAAAGGCTGTGTTTAATCCAACGGCAATATCATTTCTATTGGTATAACTTAAATCATCAAATACATAATCTTGTACAGAACAAGGCATTTTTTTAACAACACCGTCATACAAATAAAAAGAATCATCGGACATCCAATATGCTTTTCCGTTTACTTCTATTGCTGCATGCTGTGCTATCAATCCACAGTTAGCGCCAAGTTGTCGCATACCAAAAGTAAAGGGAGATCCTACAAATTGAATACCATGCATGGAAGTATCGGTCCATACGAGTATTTGACCTGAAGATTTAACAGCGCCCATAATTCTAGAACCGTCAGATATACGAAGTGAACCTGCTTCATTAGTAGCTACAGGAGTATAATCTGTTGCATCTTCTCTATCAGAAAAACGGAAAAATAAATCATCCTGAGTAGAAGTGTCACCAATGGTTGTTTCTGTTCCAAAAATTAATAAATGTCTCGTATCTGTAGAAACTAAACTAAATCTAGAAGCTGTCGGAGAATTAGATAAAGTTGTTGCTCTACTGCTTACTCCTCCTGATGTATCCCAAACAAAAGTACCGCCATTTAAAGCAGTAGCAATTAAATCTTCTCCAAAGTTATCTAAAGACCATTGACGAGCTGACAATACAACACTTGAACTAGACCTAGCGGTTCCCCAAGTACTTAATCCCCAAGTCAATGTACCCCAACCATATCCAAAAGTAGAAGTAGCAGGTCCTGTAGTTATTTGATATTTAGCATTTCCTGCCCCACCTCCTCCGGATGTTGAGCCAGAGGCTGTACTAGTATGAGTAACTTTATATGTGTTAGCATCTACATAAGTTGTAACTTCAAACTCGTTGTTCATATCTAATCCATCAATCGTAGAAAAAGAATCAAAGGTTACAAAGTCTCCTTCAGCAGCTCCATGATCTGCATCTGTAACAGTTACTGTAGTAGTGCCGTTTGTTGTAAAAGGATTAGTTAAAGAAGCTGTTTCTCTAATAGGAGTAATATCAGTAAAGCCACCCCCTACAAAAATATATAGTTTTCTATCTGTTCCTAAAGCTAGATATCTGGTTCCATCTAAACCAAGCCAAGAATGTGTATCACGGACCACGCCCACAATACTTTTGTTAGGACTAGGTAAGTATGCCCAACCACTCCATCTCTCAGGTTTTCCGTAGTGAAAACGTACAAAATCAGAGTCAACATATTTACGTTGATCGCCTGCTGCATAAGCAGTGTCTTGTTTATCTATACCAGGTTGGAACTTTAAATCAGTTAATTTCATGTTTGAGTATACTAAATTATTTATTGTTTTGTGGCAAGAATTGAGTGGCTACATTACCTTTGAAAGGGTAATTACCAAAATGAGTCATGCCACTAAGAATATCAGCATATATTTTACCTCCTATTTTCTGCCATAAACGACAAAAAGAATAGTCTTCGGATAAATATCTTTTAGTTTCTGGTTCTATTGTAGTATCAAAGAACGCATAATTCCAATTAGATGTGTCATGATAATCAAATTCTGTATCGTGTGGTTGATTTAAATGCTGATCAGATTTAAATTTTAAATCAGGATAAGCTTCTGCCATTTTTTTAAATACTTGTTTTTTTATCAACATAAAACCTGTTGCACCGTCTAACACTTCAATAAATCCTTTTTCAACTTTAACATTGTTAGGATCTTTAACATTTAAATTATATTGTAAAGAAGCTGCGTGTAATTCATCTTCTCCTATGTTAGGATCTTCGGTTACTCTTCTTTTAACTTTTGTCCAATCAATTAGTTTACGAGGATAAACACCTGTTACCACATCTTTATCTAAATCTAACATACGAAAAACTGATTCAGGATTAAAAGCAATATCAGCATCAATAAATAAAAGATGAGTATATTTTTTTTCATCCATAAATAATTGCACTAAAGTATTACGAGCTCGTGTTACTAATGATTCATTACCAATTGTACCAATTTGAATTTCTATTTTCTTTTGGGAAGCTAAGGCGATAAGTTGTAAACAACTTTTAAAATAATCTGCTGTAAGCATACCCCCGTAACAAGGGGTACCTATAAAGATCTTATGCGACATCTTTATAAAATATATTTAATGTAGCTCTATTAGAGCTATCACCGAAAGATTGTAAATCTGAATGTGGTATTTTCATGCCATTAAAAAACAAAGCTCTATTTTCTACAAAACCTATGTGAGAAGATAATTGATTGTTATGCATAAACCCAGTGCCATTATTAAGGAGGGGTTCTCCCTTAACAAATAAAAGAAAGTTTGCAACATTTCCTTTGTCATCATCTGTATGAAACAAAGGTTCATCTTTATTTTGTCTGTAATGAGCACTCACGGATATAGGCTCAAGGTTTCTGTGTGGAAAAAAATATTGTTTAATTAACTTTAACAATGGATCATTGTGAAAACTTTTAGGAAAGGTGTGTCTATGACCATACATTTGACCTTCTGGATTATCTACTTGAACATAGTTTAAATTCATAAGAGTATCTTGTAAGGATTTTAATGTAGCTTCATCTAAAAAATCATCAACATACATAACAAATTTTGTCTTTTTATTGTGTTGCATAATCTACTTTTAAATATTCTATTTTCTTTAACCAATCTTTAGGTATGGCTATAGCACCACCACCTGTAATATCATCTTTGTCTTTACTGTAAGATCTCATAATAACTATTTTTTTATTATTATTAACAACCATCCAACCTACTTCTTGGCACACGGCCAACGGCGCATTAATAACTTCTTTTATATCAAGCCACCCGGTTTCTGTATCACGGGCATCTACCCATGTCACACGGACCATTGGAGTTTTATTTATATCAAACCCTTCACCCATTATTCATTAATAGGTTCTTTTTTCTTTAGCTGTAAATTAAAAGAAACAGATCTTCTCTCTTCATTTTGCGTTCTGAAAGGATAAACACCATGAGATAACCAAGCAGGAAAAAGATATATTGCGCCAACCTCTGGAGTAGCTTGATGTTTATGACCACTAAAAGTTGCTGCTTGTCCACAGTGCCAAATAATATCTCCCACACAAGGATAATGATCTTCTTTTGCATATTCGTCTTTAAGACTAGGAGGTACACGTAAATAAATAACACCTGACAATTCTCCTTGGTGTATATGGAAAGGATTAAAGTCTCCCGCCCACTGGCTCACGACCCACATAGATTCGACAAGCATTGATCCTACAAAAGCAGGTGATATAGTATCACTTGCAGGAGGGATAGAAATATATTGTTTAACTATTTCCCCTATCGCATTAATGATTGGTTTAAATTTTTTATTCTCTAAATCTTCCATAGGATACCGAACTTCTTGTTTAACATTACCGGCTAAATTAGATGAATGATCATATTCTTTAGCTAATTTTTTATCATCTAATAATTCTGTTGCTCTATTATCCAATACCTTAATCATACTCTTAGGTAATTTTCCTTGTAATATAGTGGGACCAAAAGGTCTTATAGCGTGAAATTGTATTTTAGTTTCTTCTTTACTCATCTTTTTTCTCTTTTTTCTTTTTCCCATGTTCTTGCTGTTTCCTCATGTTTTCTTTTACGAATTCTATTTCTTCCTTATTTAAAGGTCTTCCATAGGGAGGTGCAGGAACTACAGGGGTGGGTGTTTTCTTGGTAGCCATCATTCTTTCCTTTCGGTTAGCTATAAATATCTATTGTCATATAGCAATAATTTGCCTATAAATATATAATTAAATTGGCATTTCTACAAGTTTAG